GGACGAACAATGTTGAACTTGGTAATGTGGTGAAAAGTAATTTACTACACGTGTCGTTCAAAGCGGAGGATGGGAGTAGAATACGAGCATGTGATGGATTGATGATTAGATCCAATTATTTGCTTGTGCCATCTCATATGATTTCGCCTGAAGTACGACAATTGACCTGTGTTCGAAAGACTCCGGATGGCGTATGTCGCAATTCGGAATTTACAGTTAAGGTTGATTCAAGTTCTATTATGTTGGTAGCTGGTCACGATCTCGTTGTGGTTTTCATTCCGAACAGTGGTGATTTCGCTGATTTGACACCGGCTTTTCCACCCACCATGTTCGCGACTCACGTACCATTTAATATGGTATGGAGGAGTCGTGAGGGCACTTTGAAGGAATTTCACGGTTTAGCTGAACCTTGCAAGGTACCAATGGGTAACAAGATCTATTCAGGTTGTGCTTATACTCTGAATGAACCGACTTTTGACGGGTTGTGTATGGCTGTTTTAATAGGCCAGAACAAGTTTCCACATATCGTTGGTCTTCATTTGGGGGGCATAGCGGGAATGTTATCGGGTGTAGCTGGAACCCCATTGCAGGGCGAGATTCGCGCTGCTCTGAAGGGTCTCCAAGAAGCTCACCCTACCCATTTCCCATCTGTTGCGATGGGAGATTTTCCCACTGAAATTTATGGTGTCCCCACATTCCAAGGAGCTGAATTGAAAGCGGCATCCCCACTTACTCGTGTTCATGACACAAATTGCCGTGTTTACGGTAAATGTGCTGGTGCTGTACACAGTAAGAGTTCTGTACGAACACTTCCAATGTCTAAGAAGGTGGAGGAGGTGTTCGGTATGAAGAACCAATGGGCAGCTCCTAAGATGAAAGGTATTGATGGGAAGAGCTCATGGTGGCCATGGCAAACAAATTTGGAGTCTTCGCTGAAACCTTCAACAGGTGTGGAACCTGAGTTACTCAAGCGTGCATACGATGATTACCTTGATACACTGATTCGAGTTCTACAGCGCAAACCTTTCTGGAAAGAACAATTGAAACCACTCACTGACTTACAAGTTGTAAATGGTATTGAAAATTGTAAATTCATAGATAGGATGGCTGCTGACACCTCAGTTGGTTTTCCTTTGTCCGGTCCTAAGTCGAAATTTTTAACAGAGATATCACACCCGGACTATCAATACGCTACAGTCCTCGATCCTCGTTTTTGGGAAGAGGCCAAGCGCATGGAAAGCTGCTTCAAAGATGATAAGAGAGCTTACGCTATATTCAAGGCATCTTTGAAGGATGAACCCACCAAGGTGGACAAGGATAAGGTGAGAGTGTTTCAAGCGGCGCCGATGGCATTGCAATTGATCATTCGCAAGTATTTCTTGCCCATCTGTCGCTTCTTGTCTTGTAATCCCCTTGAATCGGAGTGTGCTGTTGGTATTAACCCGCACAGTCCGGATTGGGATGAATTGCACAGACATGTCGCGTCCAAAGGACAAAATTGTATGGCTATTGATTACAAAAAGTATGATACTCGGATGCCGTGCCAGTTAGTGTATGCAGCATTTGCTGTGTACATTGATATAGCAAAGTATTCCGGGAATTACACCGATGATGATATTGCTATCATGCGTGGTGCTGCTACTGAAGTGGCAAACAGCATGATTGCATACAACGGTGAACTGTTGAGTCACGTGGGTACAAACCCATCAGGCCAGAATTTGACCGTGTACATCAATTCAATTGTCAATTCTTTGTTGCATCGCTGTGGTTTTTTCCACATGTATCCCTACGCGGAGGAGAGCTTCTCCGATGCCATGGCGCTTACAACATATGGCGATGATGCGAAGGGGACTGTAGATCCCAACTTTCCAGATTTCAATATGATTACCTTCCGCGATTTTTTGGCATCTTGTGATATTCAAATCACAATGGCCGACAAGGAAGCTCAGTTCTTAGATTATACGACGGTGGATGGTAGTGATTACCTGAAGCGTAAGTCGATTTTTCATGAGGACTTGCAATTGTATCTGGCGGCTTTGGACATTGAGTCGATATTTAAACCCTTACATACGGGTTTGAGTTCAATTGTCCCTGATGAAGTCATCATGGCTGACGCACTAGATAGTGGTATGCGAGAGATGTTATACCATGGAAAAGAGGC